ATTTAAAGGTGGACTTAGTGTAGATACAGATTCTTGCATTCTTTGTGGAGTGATGTTTAATTTTTCTATTTGTTCTTTTATATAAATTTGTTTTGCTATTAGAAATTGTGAGACAGTCTGTGTAGCCAATTCTTTATTGGCAGTCATACCTTGCGTTGGATCAATTTTAATTCGTCTTAAGTAAGCTTCTCTTACCGTTACATTAGGATTTTTTTGCGCTTCATCCATAATGGCTAAAAATCCTCTAGCACCCAAGTAATTCGCTTGCAACATCATTGCTGCGGTTATTGGCCCCGTATAACCTATTTTTGGCAATCCCGCTTGCAACGATTTATATATTCCGTTAGAATTTATTTCAGAAAATTTTTTCTGATTATCTAGTGAAAATTTATCAGTCCATTTAAATCCAGATTCAAACCATAAACCAGCCGGATAAGTTTTTCCGTTAAATGTTGAAGTTCCATCCAAATTATATCCAAAAATTGTAGCAGGCATAAATCCTGCTATACCGACAGCACCATATGGTCCCTTTTTTCCTTCTTTTTTTGAAATCATTGTTGTTCTATATTTCACGTATTGAAGAAGTTCAGCAAAAGTGAAATCTGTTAAATCTTTTCTTTTTCCCAAATTATTTTCAGACCATTCTTGGGGCCTATCACCATGTTCGTTTAATATTCTTCCTGTTCTTTCCATCACATATTTTCCATTTTTAGCAACAATTGGTTTGCCGTCTTTTCCAAGTTTTGGTCTTCTTTCATAATAATCACCATAAACTGCGTTTTCATTTCCTTCATGTTTTGAAATTATTGCTCTCAAATCTTCCGATGTAATTGCTAAACCACCACCAATAGAAAATAAACGACCACCACTTGGTGCTCCTGTACCAGGTCTAGGTACTGGTGTAGCAGTTTGACCTGGTCTCGCAGGCGGCGGCGCTGGTTGAGCTGTCGCCGGTTGATCAGGTTTTCTCTCAACTCTCTCAGCACTTTTTCTGGCAGATTCTTCTCTAGCTCTTCTATCAGCTTCCCTTTTCGCCGCCTCACCAGCTGCTCTTACACCCTTTTCTTCTTCAGTGGTTCTATCATTTCTTCTTTTATCTGCTTCTTTTCTAGCCAACTCTTCTCTGGCTTTTCTAGCAGTTTCTTCTCTGGCTTTCCTATCAGCTTCTCTTTTTGCAGATTCGTTAGCCGCTCTTACACCTTTTTCTTCTTCGGTGGTTCTATCATTTCTTCTTTTATCTGCTTCTCTGGCTATTCTAGCAGCTTCAGCAGCTTCTCTGGCTTTTCTAGCGGATTCTTCAGCTTCTCTGGCTCTTTTAGCAGCTTCAGCAGCTTCTCTGGCTTTTCTAGCGGATTCTTCAGCTTCTCTGGCTCTTTTAGCAGCTTCTTCCGCATCTTTAGCTCTCTTGGCAGCTTCAGCTGCCTCTCTGGCTCTTCTAGCAGCTTCTTCCGCATCTTTAGCTTTCTTGGCAGCTTCAGCTGCCTCTCTGGCTTCTCTGGCTATTCTAGCAGCTTCAGCAGCTTCTCTGGCTTTTTTAGCGGTTTCTTCTTGAGCTCTTCTAGCAGTTTCTTCTTGAGCTTTTCTAACAGCCTCCTCTCTGGCTTTTCTCTCAACTTCTTCTTTAGCCTTATTTTCAGCTTCTCTTTCTGCTTTTCTGAAAGCCTCTTTTCTAGCAGTTTCTTTTGCAGTCTCAGCTGCCTGTCTTCTTGCTGTTTCTTCTGCTGCCCTTCTCGCGGCTTGTTGTCTAGCAATTTCACCAGCACTTGGTCCACTTGGTGCACCAGGGCTTGGAACTGGTGCCGGAGTTCCTGGTTTTGGACCACTTGGTGCACCAGGGCTTGGAACTGGTGCCGTAGCGCCTGGTTTTGGACCACTTGGTACACTAGGTTTGGCTGGAACAGGAACTGGTTTGCGACCAGGTAAAGTTGGTAATCTAAACGGCTTTTTTGCTTTAGCTTTCCTTGGTGCAGGCTTTCTACGAACAGTCAGTGCCTTAACTATTTCAGCATGTCGTCTAGCTTGTTCAATGTCTTGCTCTTCAGCGTAATTTTTTCTTTTCTCATAATCAAGTCTGTTCAAATTTTCTTTTTGAACCATCAATTTGTATATACCGCCAAGAACTTCAGAATCGGATGCGTTTTTACCAAGTAGTTCCGAATCTTTATTACTGCCGCGCAAAAGACTCAATAGACCACCCATCAAACTTTTGGTGGTCTTTTTTGTTGAATCGTTTATATCTGCCATTATTGTCTACTTCGTTCTTTTAGTTTTAGGTTTTCTTCTTCAAGATACTGTATTAATAATGTGATGTAGATATCCCTTTCCCAAGGTATCATACTCTCAAGCTCAGACAAACTATATTTGTGGTGTTGCATCAATGAGAAGTTTGTCTTGTAATAGTTCTTTAAATCATCATAACAAATTATAAGCCGAAAAAACTTTCGAGGCCCTCCACCTCTAAGCTGTGGTCAAAACCACACTTTGAGCATGTTATTGCAATTTTCTTCTTCAATTTTGGAATATTGTTGAAGAAGTGTTCGACCCTATCAAATTGTTCTTGACTCATACTTTCAACGAATTCAAGCAACTCTTCTTTTGTTGTTTCTTTTGCATAATGAAACTGTTCACCATCATAGATGTGTTCAATCGAACTTGCGATCATATTAAATGTAACATCGGTGATATTGTCCATATCAATAGAATCTTTGATCAACCCAAATTGTGGATATTTCATCTTCACAACGATCTTATCATTGATTGCAATTTCTGGATCAACCACTTCCTCGGATTCTGGATATATCTCAGTCAAATTGATTTTCGACTCCATGATATTACCACATTCTTTCGTGTCAGTAACTTTATTGTTGCAACGATACTTTGATTCCGAAATTTCACCAACAGACTTTGCTCTGAGGTTGATGAAATAATATTCAACATCAATAATTGGAAGTTCATCCAAATCAACACCTTCAGTCATTGTACAAACATTCAGAATCTCTCTGATGTTGTGTTGAATAGTGTCCGCATCACCAGATTCCATTGCCATCAGAAGATTCTTTTGCTCTTTGACTAGGAATGGTCTGTATTTTATTTTCTTTTTTGAAAGTGGCAATTCAATTTCATATGTTGGCACTTCAAGTCTTGGTAAAGCCATAGTAACTCCTTATAAATTCAAACGATAGTTTCCCATCTAGTATATGCAAATGTTGCATTCAGTTTATGATATCCATCAGAACTCCAGTCCAAGTCCATCTGATTGATTGAAATTGGATACGATTCAATAAATCTCACTTCATGTGTAACTTTATCTGTAACATCATATTGTTTAACGGTGATATCGGTACAATATGTGTTTCTATAATTAAAGTTGTTGGTGGAAGAAGGATTGATAAGTTGCATCCATGCATCAAACAACTTCTTTTGTTTCATGTCGCTATCGACAATTAACGTTACATCAAGATCGTTGTATGTTGTAAGATATGGAAACTTTTCAATTGGTCCATAGGTTCTCTGTTCGGTTGTTGCTAAAGTTCTTCCTGGTATCTGTGCATTCTCACATCTGAATGTCAATATTGCTTCAGAACTACCATAAATATCTACTTCTAGAGATGGAGGAAAATTGGGCAGAGGAAAAAATACCTGAAATCTATTAGGTCTAGCAAAATCGCTCCTAAAAGATGCGACTATTCTGTCAATTGATAATGACATTTATGAATTCCTTATTTCTTCGATAGAATCTTGCCAAACTGATTTGGCGGCTTGTTTTTTAAACTGGTGTACTGGTAAATATGTGGCAACGTCCCACTCATCAGGTTGAACCGCCAGGATTCTGGATCTGACATGTGAGTACAAGTACTGTTTCACGCACGGCCTGAACTCCCTCAGTCGCCTGGTTGCGTCCAGTATGTCATAGGTTATGCGGATGCGTTTAATCTCATCATTCTCATCATAGATGGCTCTACCCATCAACTTACGCATGAACAGGATTCGGTAATTAACCGGTAAATAATGCAGATTTAAACCTAAAAACCCGTCAGATTGCCTTTGGAGTGGCATCACCAGTGGAAATCTATCATAATATGGCAATTCAACTTTGGTTTTGGGATCATATATGAAGAAATACAAGCCACCAAGTAAAAACTTCTGTCTATTTGATGGTGGTGTGTATCTAAACTTTTCCCTCGTCATTGGTGGGATGTATGCAGTTGGATTTCTGAGCTGCAACATCTTTTGTCTTAACCATGCAAAAGACTGGCGACTCATGTTCTGAACGCCAGCCGCAGATTTTTCTTCTGCTATTGTAGTGAGTATTGAAGGTTTTGTAGCCATGTAATATTTAGTTAGAGTCCAAGGTGTTCTTCGGTGATGATTTTGAACTCCCAACCACGGTCCAAACAGTATTCGGTCGCGGCTTTCCATTTTGCCTGATTGACACCCCAAGTTGCAACTTCATTGATATACTGTTTCGTTACTCTTTTCTTGACTTCTGGCGCGTGTGTTTGTTTCTTTGGTTTGACTTCCAACATCATCGTTTTTTGTTTTCCGTCTTTTGTTCGCACCTTGACTAGAAAATCTGGAAAATATCTGTGCCACTTTCCATCAACCGGCGATATATAAGGAACAATCATTTCCTCAGAAGCCCATGATATTATATCTGGATTTTTGTCGAGCCAGTTCATCACCCTACATTCCCAAGATGAACGATAAACAATATTTGTGTGATCACCCACATATTTCCGTGGATTTCTGGGTCTAAACAGACCCTTGTAAGATGATTTGTATGTCATATAAATATTATGTATGCACTCTGCAAACAAGAAAATAAGGTATTAAATGGCAACAGCAAATACAGCCACTCAAACTGTTTACAACGAAATTACACAGCAAGTTTTTGACCCTTCGGCTGGTCCTGCTGCCGACCTGTATAAATCAAAGTATACAGTTTCTTCAAATTATTCATTATCTTATCCCAAAGATTTGGAAAGTTCAAGAAAAGGGCATGCTGTTTATTTTGATATATATGAAATTAATCCTGTTTCTTTGGCAGAAACACTAAAGCCTTTTGGTATAAATTTGAATGCACCAGCAACCACAACTGTTAATGATGAAAGTGGTGGGCATAGTGTTACCAATCCCAATGAAGTTACTTCTCAAGGTTTGATAGCTGGTACTAAAAGTTTTTTTCAAAGTGTGATTAGCCCAACCGCGGTTAACATTTCTCCCAGAACTAAAGATAATGCAGTTGCAACCATTGCATTGTATATGCCGGAAACAATGAATTTTACTTATGATGCGACATATAATAGTTTAAGTTTGTCTTCGGCTATAAATTCTACACCCATAACCAGTCTTGGTGGATTGACAAATGCTATAACATCGATAGCGGAAAATTCAGCCGTTAAACTAGCAATGAGTGCTGCAGGATATGTTTTCAATCCACAACAACAAGTGTTGTTTGAGGGCATAGATTTTAGACCATATGACATGACATTTACTTTTACACCAAGTTCACCTGAAGAAACCAGAAGTGTGAATGCTATCATAAAAACACTTCGTTATCATGCTGCACCACAAATAGGTGGCGTAGGAGGATTCTTCTTCATACCACCATCAGTTTTTAATGTTTCTTTCCGTTATAATGGAAAAGTAAATCCAAATATAAATCTTTTAAAAAGAAGTGTTTTGAAAAACGTAAACGTAAATTATGCACCAAACGGATGGGCAGCTTTCGAGGGCAACGGCGCACCAGTTCAAACAGTTGTGTCACTTCAATTTCAAGAAATCGTTCTTGTCGATAAGACTCAGATCAACCAAGGATTTTAATGAGTTACTTTACAAAATATCCAAAAGTAGTCACAACTCAGAAAGATGGCACAAGAAGTGTCATGGTGAATTTGCTGGCTAGAAGTAGCATTATACAAACTCTATTGGATAATCCACTTCTATTCTATAGTTATGATGTACAAGATGGTGAAACACCAGAAATGATTGCACATAGATATTATAATGATTCCTATTTTTACTGGTTAATTCTTTATGCAAATCAAATAAGTGATCCACAATGGGGTTGGCCACTAGATCGTGCTTCTTTCGAAAGATACATTGTTGACAAATACACAACACAAAATCCATATTCAACAGTACACCATTACGAAAAAATTATTTCACAATATGAATCATCAACAAGAACCACGACAGAAAAAAAGGTAACGATTGATGAAGATACTTATAATGGTTTGATACCATCGAAAACCGTTTATCAATTTCCAACAAGTACAACCACGATAACAATTTCGAAAGCAGCGATAACAATGTATCAATATGAGTTGGATTTCAATGAATCGAAAAGAAACATAAAAGTCATAAAGAAAGAATTTGCACAAACTATTAATTCGCAATTTGAAACACTAATGTCTGAATAAAATGATTGATACTCCAAAAAACGTAGCTTACTATCCTCAAAGTGCGAGTGTAGATGAATTAAGGATCTTTGCATCAACTGGTGAGTTTGATGTAACTAAGCTTTTTACAGAACTGTGTTTTTTCGAGGACATGTACAGCTTTGTTGTTTCTGGTTATGTTATCATACGTGATGGTGTTGGTTTGGTGGAAAAGTTTCAGTTGTCTGGTAAAGAAGAGATTCAAATCAGTTTTGGTCAAGTAAAAGGTGGGTCAGAAAATATTGGTAAGTTGCCTGGAAATTTAAAAAAATATAGAATTTATTCTATACCAGATAGAAAACCGGTTGGAAATCAATCAAGTGAATATCTAAAAATATATTTTTGTTCAAAAGAATTATTCGATTCTGAACAAACAAAAGTGGTGAAATCTTACAAAGGTAAGGCAATACATCAAATTATAACCGATATTCTTTTAACACAATTGAAAGTTGATCCCAAAAGATTAGACTTACAAAATTTTGAAAAAACAGTTGGTGTTTATGATTTTATAATTCCAACACTTCGACCATTTGAGGCAATAAGTTGGATGTGTACATATGCGAAACCACTAAAGAATGGTGGGCAAACTGCCGATATGTTGTTCTTTGAAACAAAAGATGGTTTTCAGTTTAGATCAATTTCTAGTATTTACAAAGATCAACCATACAAGACATACACATATAATATTAAAAACATTGAAAGTCAAACTTTTGAACAAAAGGCAACCTCTGTATTGGATTACCAATTTGTCAAAGATTTTGATAGTTTGAATGAGATTAATTCTGGCACATTTGTAAACAGAGTTATGTTTTTTGATCCTTTAAATAGATCAATTAATTTTACAGATTTTGATTATACAAAATATACTGGTACAAGACTGAATAAAGGTTCACCAACAGATGTATCAGAATACACTGATTCAAGAGATACCAATTATTCGTCAGTCTTAAAATTGGTTGTGTCGAATTCAAATCAAAAATTGAAACCAACATTTCAAAACTTAGATGCTTTCCAAAAGAATTTGTCACCAGATGTTTTTATTCAGGAAACTGTGAGAAACAGAACCGCACAACTGGCCTTAGCAAACTATACAATCCTAAAGATTAGAGTACCAGGCGACACAGGTTTAACAGCAGGTTCAGTTATCAATTTTAATCTGCCAGCTTTAGACTATAAAAGTGGTAGAAAAGAATTTGATAAATTTTATTCTGGTAAATATTTGGTGACAGCTGTGAGACACATAGTTCAATCACAAGGTGTGTTTCAAACTATTTTAGAAATAACTAGAGATAGTTCACCGGGAACATACGTTGATATACGTAGTTGATGGAGCAAAATTGAAATGACAAATTTTTTAGGTAAAGATGGATTAATTTGGTGGGTTGGAACTGTTGAAAATAGAATGGATCCTCTTGGTTTGGGCCGTTGTCAAGTTCGAATTTTTGGTTGGCACTATGATGGCAGTAAAGATTCACAACAAAAAATACCAGTAACTGATTTACCATGGGCTTTACCAATATTACCATGCAATAATCCAAAGTCCTTTTCTTCGCCAGAATTAAATGATTGGGTGGTTGGTTTCTTCTTTGATGGTCTGGCCGGCCAGTTTCCTGTGATGTTTGGTGTTATCCCTGGTTTTGTACCCACAGCAGAAGATAAAAATATTGGCGGAAACGATTATTTCATTTGAGGTATAAATGGCAACAGAAAAAAAACCAACAACAGTCAATATAGGCGGTTTTGACTTAATAAACTTCAAAATCACGGAAACATTTCCACCCAACTCAACGTTTTCCCGTATGTTTGCGAAACCTGGTGTGCAAACGACACCGGCTTTGGCTAGAGGTTATGTTCCGGGATCAGCAATTGATCTTATGAATAAGAACTTGACACACGTATGTGATTTCAGATTCATTTTTAATATTGATATTTTTGCGTCTTTGGGTTTGGTCAATCCAATTGCTGCAATACAACGTGCAATTCGTAATGCCAAATTGAAAGCAGCAATCCGCATGAGAGATTTGTTACAGAAAGCGATTGAAGTTGTCAAAAAAATAATGAAGGCGATAACAACGGCACTAAATTTCGATCCTTCTGGACAAATCTCTTTGGTCGTTGATTTTGCAAAAGATGCGATCAGAAGAGTAAATCAAGCTATCGAAGATGTGGCCGATGCGATTGAAAGTGTTTTGCAATGGGTATTTTTTGCACAACAAATTATTGAATTGATAAACTGGATTAGAAGTCTACCAGAAAAAATTAAAAATTTATTGCTTGCATGTATTGCAAACTTTACTAGTTCTCTGCAACAGGCAGTTCAAAGCTTACAGTCCATTCCTAGTCAGATTGAAAATGCAACTGTCGGCCAAGCAAGACGAATTGCTGATCAATTTGTTGGTGCAGTAAAGGAAGTTGAAGATGCCACAAGAATTGAATTTAATAACGATTCACAAAATTATTCTCCGGAACTTCTGTCTTTAATAAACGATCCATCAGAAAATAGTGCTAATAATTTCATAACATATATAAATCAAAATACACCGAATGCGAATGCTGCGTTTGCAAATACAACCGGAGCACTAATGGAACAATCATCTTCACCCTAATAAATTATGACAACAACTGTAAAAAGACCCGACGGAGTATTGGCATGGACTGAACCCGAATCTGCTGCAAACAGCGATTATCAGCCTGTATATCCGTATAATAATATAACACAGACAAAAGGTGGGCATTCATTTGAACTGGATGACACACCAACCCGTGAACGAATTCGCCTACAACACAAATCCGGAACATTCACGGAGATACATCCAAACGGCGATGAAGTACACAAAATTATCGGTGATGGTTATCATATTGTTTTGGGCGATCACAATATCTCTATTGGTGTGGATGATGGTCAATTAGCAAAAAAATTAAACATCACAGTAAATGGTGATGCTTATTTCTATGTAAAAGGCAATAAAGTTGAACAAATTGATGGCAGTGTTGAACAGTACATTAAAGGTGATTATACACAGACTGTACAAGGTATACACACTGTAACATCTTTTGGTAACATGAAAATTAATGCTGGTTCAAATCCTGGGCTTGTTCCTGGACTACAAAGTAAACTAACAATCAAAACATCTTTGGTTAATGTGAGTGGTGATCTTCAAGTTGAAGAAGCTTTGTCATCTGGTTATATTTTCTCTAGAGGAAGAATAGATGCTGGTTTGGGTGTTGCTGCAGGACCATATGGTTTCAATTCTCTTCTTGGCGGTATCTCTATTGGTCTACCAACTCCAGCAATACCAGCCACGATCATGTGTTCAGGTCCAATAACTTCATATTCAAGTATGTCTGCACCACTCGGTACTTATGGAATATCATCATCGATACTAGGTTTCGATGTTATAAACACACTTTTGAGAAAAGTACATACGCATATTGCGAAAGGTGGTCCAACAAGCCCACCACTTCAACAAGAAACATACATTTAAGGATTATATTATGGCTGGAGTATACGCACTATTAGAATTTGACACCACAGATCCTATTGCCAACGGTGCGGTGGAAGAGTTGAGCCAATCGGTTCAAACGCAAATGAAAATGATGCCAAAGATGTTGCAACCTTGGCAAGAAACTGATTTGATTTCGGATGAACAAGAACAATATTTTGTTAATCCAATGGCCAACATTACCAATACGATTTGGTCTACAGCAAATTCTTGCGTTGCACAGTCTTTTAATTCACTTGCAACCGCAGGTTCTGGTGGTGCATCTAGTTATTGGGATGCATCCAATGGAAACATAATCATCACTTTTAGTAATCCTGGCGTTGCAAACGTTATGAATGTCGCTTTGATGATGGTGAAAGAACTTTCAACAAATGTGTCAAATAATTTTATGATACATACAAATCGAATATCAAATGTTATTCCATTGGATTTCGATATAACTTTACCACATTATGAAACTGCGATAGGTTATGGAAAGATGATAATGTATATTACCAATCAAACGGATAATATACAAAACAACTCACCAATGATTGGTAGTTTTTCCAGTCTTTTTTTAGCAAATACACTTAGTGGTTATGCAAATTCGTTTGTTTCTATTAATAATGTTTACTTGGGTTCAATTGTAAACAACGTTTCTTCACTAAGTTTGACGGATGCAAACCAATTTTCGAATGCAGCCAACCTAGTTTCCAGTACAATGGATACTTATAGACAAAAAGACACCAATTTCTTTCAAAACTCACAAATGATTGTTGATAGATACAATGATGTTAGTCAATTCAATAGGGTCGGTCAAACCGAACTGTTTTTAATTAACAATTACATCGGAACTCAGAATTTGAAGAATAATCTGGCAAATACCGGTAATACATCCTAAAATTTCGAAATTTTTCGTTCCGGCCCAAGAATTTTCTCCGACGAAACCAAAAGTCCAAAAAAGCGTTTTACTCCTAGACATAAATAAAAGATGGCACAAACACTAAACAAACTATATTCGGACATAGATTTCACCTTCACCAGAGTACCGGTGACTGGTGATGTTGCCGTTAGTTATGATTTTCAAGCTGTCACACGTTCCGTCAGAAATTTGTTACAAACAAATAACTACGATAGACCTTTTAATCCTGATTTGGGTTCAAGATTGAATGCATTATTGTTCGAACCAATGAATCCTTTGACGGAAAACAGTATACAAAACGAAATTGCTCTGATGCTTGAAGCCTATGAACCTAGAGTAATTTTGCAAAAGGTGAATGTGGAAGCAGATGATGCTAGGAATGCCTACAATGTGACAATAAGTTTCTTCTTACAAAATGCTACCACACCAACATCAATAACAATACTTTTAGAGAGAAACCGATAAATGGCTGGAGCAAATAGCAATATTCAGATAACGGATTTGGATTTTAATGACATTAAAACCAATCTGAAGAACTATCTAAAGTCACAAAACGCTTTAAAAGACTACAATTTTGAAGGTTCAGCACTCTCCGTACTATTAGACATACTTTCATACAATACGCAATACAATGCATATTATTTGAACATGGTTGCAAATGAGATGTTTTTAGACTCTGCAATTCAGAGAGAATCTGTTGTTTCGTTAGCAAAATTACTGAATTATACACCAAAATCCGCAATTGCACCTGAAGCCACTATCAATGTTCTTGTCAATCAGGTTACAGATGCATCACTAACATTACCAAAGAATACACAATTTTTATCTGAAAATATCGATGGTGTCAACTACAATTTTGTTACAACAGATGCATCAACCGTTGCCGTTTCTGGTCAACAAGCATTATTTTCAAATGTATCAATAAAACAAGGTATTGTTGAATCAATATCATATGAAGTCGATTCAACTACAAATCCAACTTATACATTCTCTATTCCAGATGAAAATGTTGACACCACAACACTTTTGGTATCGATACAACAATCTATTTCGAATACAACATCTGAAATCTATACAAAAGCATCAGATGTTTTGTTGTTAACAGGTGATTCAACAGTTTATTTCTTGCAAGAGAGTGTTAATGGATTGTATGAAATTAATTTTGGTGATGGTATACTTGGTAAACAACTTGTGGATGGTAACATTGTCAACCTAAGTTACTTGTCCACAAACGGTTCGGCTTCTGCTGGCGCAAATAGTTTCATCAATATGGACGCAATTGGAGGATTCTCCAATGTTGTGGTTACAGCTGTGCAAGCAACATCTTATGGGCAAGATAAAGAATCCGTAAGTTCGATAAAGTTTCAGGCACCAAAGTCTTTTTCTGCACAGAAACGCGCAGTGACTAAAGAAGATTACATCACCGCAATTCAACAAAACAACTTGGGTTATTCTTTTGATGCTGTCAACGTTTGGGGTGGGCAAGAAAATGATACGCCAATTTACGGACAAGTTTTCGTTTGTTTGAAACCAGCAGGTTCTTACAATCTAACACAACTACAGAAACAAAAACTGATACAAGACGTTATCCGACCAATTTCTGTTCTGACAGTTACACCAACAATTGTGGATCCAGACTACACATACTTGCAACTGACTGTAAATGTGTTGTATGACCCAAGTAAAACGAACTTGACTTCTTCACAAATTAAAACAAACGTAAAAAATGCGATTTCTAATTTGGCTGTAAGTCAGTTGAATACTTTCAATTCAACATTCAACATTACAAATTTCAATAATGCAGTCAACAATGTTAGCCCATCAATTATTACAAATGAAATAAGTCTACAAGTTCAGAAAAAATTCTTGCCAATTTTGACTGTTCCAACAACATATAATTTGTACTACGGGACACCGCTCAAAAAAGGCATGTTTCAAAGTGGTATTAGCACATCACCATCTCTACAATTCAGAGATCCAGACAATTTAACAACAATTATTAGTGGTGTGCAGGTTGAAGAGGTGCCATCATCAACTGGTGGTGTTGAATCAATTTCAATTATTAATCCAGGTTTTGGTTATCAGAGCGCACCAACAATCGAAATTCTTGGTGACGGAGTTGGTGCAACAGCTGTTAGTACAATTTCCGCCACAGGTACACTAAAATCAATCAATATAACCAAAAAAGGTTCGGGATACACAAGTGCAATTGTTAAGATCACACCAAAGTCTAATGATACCACAGGTCAATTAGGAGCTGCAATTGCAAATCTTGAAGGTCGTTATGGTACATTGAGATCATATTATAACAACAATGAGAATGTAAAAATCATATTGAATAATTCTGTGGGTACTGTTGATTATAACTTGGGTGTCATTAATCTTGAAAACTTTAATCCCTTTGGTGTACAGAATGACCTTGGTCAACTGACAGTTTCTGCAAACCCGACAACATCGATTATATCATCGACTTATAACAGGATCATCACAGTAGATCCATTTGATCCAAATTCGATTATTGTCAACGTAACAGCTAAGTAAAATGATTCCTGATTTTCAGAAGACTTCGTTACTAATACCATCACAGCTTCCCTCTTTCGTTAGGGAAAATCCAGACTATGACAAGTTTGTTACGTTCTTGCAGGCATACTATGAATGGATGGAAGAGAATGGTAATGTCACAGAGAGAAGTAAGAATATTCTCAACTATAAAGACATTGATAGAACGACAGAAGAATTTATAAAATATTTTACAGATGAGTTTCTTCAATATTTTCCGCAAGAAGTTTTAATTGACAAACGTACTGCTGTAAAATATGCTCGTCAACTATACTACACAAAAGGCACACCAGCATCTTATCAATTCTTATTCAGGATTTTATACGATTCTGATTTCGATATTTTCTATACAAAAGATGCGGTTCTAAAAGCTTCTGATGGTTCTTGGTACGTTGCAAGAAGTTTAAAGTTGGCAACGGGAAATAAAAATTTCTTAAAAGTTAATAACTATAGACTGTTTGGTGAAACAACAAAATCGATTGCAACAATTGAAAATGCAACATCAACAGGCAACAGAGTTGAAGTGTTTATTTCCGATATTACAAGATTGTTTCAGTCGGGTGAATTTGTTAAAGTAGTTGACACAAACAACCAAGATGTTTTGTTTGGTGGGCAACCACTCAGAGCAAAGATTGTTGGTCAAATAAATCAAATCAATATTGATCCAAACAGAAGAGGTTTGCTTTATCAAACTGGCGACCCAGTGGTAATTTATGGTGGATTGAACTCCGCCAATGGAATTGGTGCATCAGCAACAGTTGGACAAACAACATCAGGATCTATTCAACGTATAAATGTTGTTGATGGAAGTTATGGTTTCAGAACTGATCCAAATACAATCATCACACTAACAAATGCACCTGGTGCAACTGCTGTTGTTGGTTCTGTGGAACCAGATCCCACAAAAACTGCCAATGTTACTTTATTGTCTATAGAAGCTATCGGCCTTAAAAGATTTGTAACAATTGGTAACACAAATTATGGATTCACCAATGTGGCTTCAGCAAATGCGAACACCAGATTATCTGATGCATTTAGTTTCACTCAATTTGCAGCATATCCAATATCTTCTGTTATTGTTACAAATGGTGGTGGTGGAATCAGAACTATTCCAACAGTGCAAGCAACATCTGTGTATCAAAATGAATTAGGTGATTCAATTGATCTTGGTAATTTAGGTATACTCTCACCAATTCAAATTTTAAATGGTGGGCATGGTTATCAAGCAAATGATCGAATTGTTTTCTCTGGTGGATCTGGTGTTGGTGCTCGAGCAAATGTGGTGGCTGTTTCCAACACGGGTTCTATTACAGATGTTGAATACGTTTATGGTACTATAAGAGATTATCCACTTGGTGGTTTGGGTTATTCTGAATTATCTATACCAACAGTGACTGTGCAATCAGCCAATGTGCAAGCCGCAAATGCAAGTTTAGTTGTACCAGGAATACTTGGTAGAGGTGCAACATTCTCTGTCGTAACAAACAGAACTGGTTCGGTGACAACAATCAATATTAGTAATCCTGGTGAAGATTATGTTTCTGCACCTGGCGTTTCTTTAAAGGTTGAAGATATTTTAGTTTCTAATGTTTTACCATCACTAATAGAAAGTGGAGATGTTATTTTCCAAGGAGTTGATGCAAACACCTCAACATATTTGGCATACGTGGATTCTTTTTCTGTGTATCGTTTTAATGCTGATTCCGCACAAACAGTATATAATTTGCGTGTTTACAACTATAACTCAACACCAAATACTGCATTACCACTAAGAACAGAAAACAATGTCAACTTACAAATGGTTGGTGCAGCACTAGATTCAAATTATAATTCTAGTGGTATAAGAAGATATGGTGACGGTAACGCAAGAGCTAATGCATCTTTCTTGAATGGATTAGTTGTCAGTCAAGGGCAATACCTAAACTCAAGAGGTAAACCAAGTTCTTCGGACGTATTGCAAAGCAAAATATACAACAACTTCACTTATATAATCAGTGTCGAAAAAGAAATTGAAAAGTATAGAGAAATTCTACTGAACTTGTTGCACCCAACAGGAATGAATTTCTTAGGTCGTTATGTATTAAGATCAAATACCGACTTTCAACTCGACACCTACAGTGCAGTATTCCAAGGTTACCCATTAGACCACTTTACGGGTTATACTGGTACACATGCACACATTTATACCAGTTTCACAAATGGCAGTAACAACATAGTTTATTTTGATGACCTGGCTGGTGCAAATCTCGCCAACATCATATTTGCAAACACAGATACACTTGTTTTGAAGACAACAAATGGTCCAGATGTTTCATCAAGAGTTGTTTCTGTTAATAGTGCTGCGAATACAGTAACACTTGAAAGCAATGTTTGGTTGACATATGCGAATGTTGCATTCGTATCTGGCAATTCTGGTTCGAACGTCATAAATATTAGATCATTGACCAGTGCTTATAATATTATGAACAATGGTCAGTACAGCAACACAGACTATCCAATCAAAGATATCGTTTATGTTGGTGATACAATTTTGGTGGATAACAATACAAGTAAGGTTGTACAGAGTGTTGACTTTGAAAATGATCGAATTTATCTGACAGCCAATTTGACTTCGAATGTTGGTAACTCATACATGGCAGTTAACAGAACATTTATTGCAAACACTGCACTGAACTCAAGACAGATATTCATTTATGGTGCAGTTGGACAAGTTTATATACCAGAACTTACAACAGAAGATGGTTTTTCAATAACAACTGAGGATGGTAGAACACTTCTATTAGGATAAAAAATGTCAACAGTAAAAATTACAGACTTAGCATCAAAAACACTGGCAACAAACACTGCAAATACAATATTTGTTGGTGTGGATTTGCCAACTGGCGTAACAGGAAAGTATACAGCCAAAAATTTAGTTGATAATCTGTATGCGAATGATCCTTTACCCATTGGTAATACAATTATATTTGCTGACAGTACCACACAAAACACCTCTTTCGCTGCGGCCGCATCATATGCTAATGCTGCGTTCTTAAGAGCCAATGCAGCATACGGTTCACAGAACACAACAGGAACTTATGCCAATGCAGCATTTTTGGTGGCAAATACACCACACGCTATTGCAAACTCTGCTGCACTATATGCCAACGGCGCATTCTTACAATCAAATGCTGCATTCTTGGTAGCAAATACACCTACACATGTAGCAAACTCAGCAGCTCTCTATGCTAACGGTGCATTCGCAAAAGCAAATGCTGCACTGGCCAATACATCAGGAACATTTGCTGGCAACCTATCAATAACAGGTGATTTAAACCTATTGAATGGTTCATTATATTCTGCTGGAAACATGTCTGTCAATGGAACCATGGTTCTGGCAAACAGTAATTTTTCAGCAACAGAAGCCGCAATAACAATCAAGGCAACTGCAAATACGGCCACACCGTCAAATGATGGTTACATGCTGCACATTTCAGGTAAACAAAACGTTGCTTCACGAATCGTATTTGATTCTTATAGTGTGACCGGTAATGCATATGCTGTTGTTGCTGGTAGAACAGCAAGAGGTACAGTCGATGCACCATTAGCCGCAGCAAATGGTGATGTGTTGATGAGAGTTTCGGGTAACGGACATGGTGGTGCAGGTGCAGGCTTCACACAGTTTGGTGTTGCACGTATTGATATCGTTGCAACAGAAAACTATTCGTCCACAAATAGAGGATCACAGATTCAATTCTGGAATTGCCCAGTGGGATCTAATACACTACAAAGAATTGCATCATTCAATGGTAATTCTGTAACTTTCACGGGTGTTGTTGAACCACAAAAAGGATTCATTTACGTACCAACGGTTCTCCCTGGTTCACAAACGGCATTCACAATTGATTTTTCAACAACATCATTGATTAAAGCAAGTTTGGTAGCAGATTGTACCATAACACTTTCAAATTATGTGGCAGGTAAAGTTGTTGAAGTGTGGTTAACAAACACAGGTGGCACAAATAGAACTATTACACACGGATGCACAGCAACCAATTCTTCCGAAAATGCCACCACATTTACGATTCCTGCAACAAGTTCAGCTTATCTGAGGTATTTCAGTATTGATGGTGATAACGCAAATACATTTGTAGCAATCCAACACGGTTAATAAATAACTCACTATGACAAATAAAATCGTAATCACACCTGAAGCCAAGCTCTTACAAGTGCAACAGAGTTATTATGCACCTGTTGCCGTAATCACATCAAAAAACAATTTGCCTGTCGAGACAGACTACTGTTTTCTTTCTAGAGTTGACCCGTGGCCACAGGCAAACACTCCACCCACTCCTGGATTGGACCAGAAGAGTCGAAAAGAAGTCTTCAAAAACATCTTTGCAGTAAAAAAAGTAAACACATCCGATATTTCTCCAGTAATTCAGAGAATTGATTGGAGGTCAGGAACAATTTACGATTATTATCGCGACGATATTAATATCTTAGAACAAGATGAAAATGGAAATTTAGTTTATAATTTCTATGTCAAGAATAGATACGACCAAGTTTTTAAGTGTTTGTGGAATGGAAACGGTGCTGCTGCAACAGACGAACCAATGTTCACACCAGGCACATACGGAACAAACAACATTTATGTCGGTTCAGATGGTTACAAATGGAAATTTATCTATTCGATTGACACCGGTTTAAAAGTTAAATTCATGGACACCAAGTGGATGCCTGTTGGTGTCAGCACAACTTCATTGAATGCATTAACAGCTCCAGAAGGCATTGGTGGAGTTGAAGTTATAAATGTTTATAGTGTTGGTTCTGGTTACGATGCACCCAATGCAACGATTACTGTAACTGTAACTGGTGATGGCAACGGTGCAGTTGCAACAGCTAACACATCAAACGGATCTATTATAGATATTATCGTTACAAATCCTGGTGCAAATTATACTTTTGCGAACGTAACTATCACATCAGCATTAGGTAATGGCGTTGTTGCATATGCAAATACGTCACCTGTCGGTGGCCACGGATTCGATCCAATTTCTGAACTTGGTTGTTCACATGTTATGTATTCGGTTGAGTTTAATGGTTCTGAAGGTGGTGAAATACCAACCGATATCGACTTTCACCAATTGGGTTTGATAGTAAATCCAACATCTAAGCAATCAAGTCCGAATCCAGCAAATGGTACAATTTATAGAACGACAACCGATTTAATTGTTGCTCCGGGTTTTGGTACATTTGAAAGAGATGAGGTTGTTTATCAAGGTTCTTCTTTGGCTGCAGCTACATTTACTGCAAAAGTTTTAAGCTTTGATGTTGCAACTAATGTACTTAGACTCATAAATACAACAGGCACACCAGCACTTAATGGTTCCGTTTACGGAAACACATCATCAACAGCAAGAACTGTACTAACCGTCAGTTATCCAAACTTTGTTTTATTCTCTGGTTACTTGGCATATATAGAAAATAGAGAAAGCATTCAAAGAAGTTTTGACGGCATAGAACAATATAGATTCGTATTAGGTTACTAAAGGAAAAAAATGGCTCTGAATTTTAACGTTGATCCATATTACGATGATTTCGACCCATCAAAGAATTTTCATCGTATTCTTTTTAAACCAGGCGTTGCAGTACAGGCAAGAGAATTAACACAATCTCAAACAATTCTGCAAAGCCAGATTTCTAAATTTGCAGATAACATTTTTTCACAGAACACACCAGTTACTGGTGGTAAAGTTACTGTAAATCAAAATTGTTATTATTTAAAACTAAACGCACAATACAATAGTGCTGACATTGTTGCTGGTGATTTTACCAATAAAATTATTCAGGATTCAACCGGTCAAGTTATTGCGAAAGTAATTAAGACAGCAGAAGCAACAGGTACAGATGTAACTGCAGGTGATCCACCAACACTAATTGTTACATATCTTTCTGGTAGTCAGTTTAGTGATGGCATGGATATTTTCCCTGCTGACGGATCAAACTTTGCAGCAACAATTATTGGTACTCTTGGTGGTTCAACTGGTGTCGGGCTTTCTTCTGTTGCATCCATTTCTGATGGTGTTTTCTACATTGTTAATGGTTATTCACAGTCAAGTACACAGAATGAAGATGGTTCTTATACCAAGTATTCAATCGGTAATTTTGTATCCGTTCAACCACAAACAACAATACTGGACAAGTACAGTTCAACACCGTCCTATCGTGTAGGTTTGTCGATCCAAGAAACAATCGTAGACTATATCGATGATCCATCACTATTGGATCCGGCAGTTGGTGCATCGAACTATCAGGCACCAGGTGCAGATAGATATCAAATTAACTTGTCACTCACAACATTACCATTAGAATTGGGTAATGATGATGCATTCGTTGAGTTACTAAGAATTGAAAATGGTAATGTTCAGAAGCAAGTAAACAGCACAGTTTATTCTGTCATTGATGAATACTTTGCAAAGAGAACTTCTGAGACAAACGGTGATTATATCGTCAGTAATTTCAAGATAACACCTTCTGCAAACACAATTGACGCAAATACATATATCTTAGGCGTTGGACCGGGCATTGCATATGTTCAAGGTTTTAGAATAGAAAATCAATCGACATTGCAAATTACATCTGGTCGTGCAAGAACAACAGATTCTATCAATAACAATAGTAACTTTATTGATTATGGTAACTACATCTATATTGATAATTTGAAAGGTCAAGGCGGCAGTTTCTTTGATATCACAACCGGCAGCCCAGTAGATTTTCATATTGTTGGCACCACGGGTGTTGATAGATCAAACACAACAACTTACAATTCAACTTTAGCTGGCAGTGGTTATATTCGTGCATTAAGTTATGTTCAGGCCTCAAACGGTTCAAATACACAAACATATACTTACAAGGCACACATCTTTGATCTTGCAAGTAAAACACTTTCAAGCAACGTTTCAGTTGCCAACACCAATTTCACAACACTGTATGTTGGTTCAGCTGGTCAATTGTCAAACGTAGCAAATGCATACGTTGGTTGTTCTATCACAATTAATTCTGGCACAAATGCGGGTGATGCAAGAACAATTACCTATTACGATCCGAACAACAAAACAATTCAAACCGATGCACCTTTCACCATTTTACCTGACGGAACATCTCAGTTCTCAATTCGTTTTGGTGTAAAAGATTTCGAAACAATTGTGCAACCTGTTGTAGGTACACCTTACACATTTGAAGGTAGTGCAAGTGTTAGCAATTTGGGTAAAGTAAACAATGTCGCATCTGGTTACACACAGTTATTCAATCCAGGAAATCCACAACTGATCTTCCCATTGGGTAACAAGTTTGTTTCTGCTGTAACAGATTCTTCTTACACAACACTACAAGAATTTAGAGCACAATCTTTCGCAAGTTACCTAACTGGTTCAAGAAGATATCTGCAATTGGATCCATCATCTACAGGAACATTTGATTTAATTAGAACAGGTACAACAGAATCTGCTGATGCGATTAGACAAAATTGGATAGTTGTTGTAACAAACAGATTAACCAATACCACCATAAACAACGGTGATATTATCGATTTCACAACAGGCAGCAGAAGTATTGCTGTTGACTCGGACAAAAATGGTGTTTATCTAACATGCCCGGATCTTGCTCCATTCGTTGCAACAATCTATACAAAACTATCTGTTACAGATGGCAATGACACAAACTACGTACTGAAAACAAAGACACTTGTTCAAGCAAATACAACAGTTGCAAGTTCTGCTGGACCAGATGGTGTTGTCAATAACACATACATCGATCTGACAAATGGTCAAATCTGGATTCCAACTGCTGGCGTATTGAGTTATGGCAACAACCAGAAATTGTATGTTTCTGATGTTAAGAGAATTGTTAAGATTATTGATACGAATGGTGTAACACCAAATACAACACTGTTGACAACAGGTACCGATATTACATCTTACTATACATTTAATGATGGTCAAACAGACAGTTACTATGGGCACTCATACATCACATTGAAACCTGGTCGTCAGAAACCAGTTTCATTGTGGATTCTATTTGATCACTTCAACCATTCTGGTGGTGATGGTTACTTTAGCGCACAGTCTTATACAAACGTTGGTTTCACCGACAGACCAAAATACTATGCTGGCAATGGTACACTTTATGATCTGAAAGATTGTTTAGACTTTAGGCCTGCTGTGTTGAATGGACAAGGTAACTTTGTATTCAAATACAAAATCACGCCAACGACCACAAACAACTCCGGTTTCTTTATTCCTTCAGACTTGAGTGCGTTTACATCCGATTATGCATACTATCTGGGAAGAAAAGATATACTTATAATTGGTAAAGACAAAGGCATAAGATTAATTGAAGGTGTTCCAGATATTAATCCTATTTTCCCCAGTCAGCCAGAAGGTTCTATGTTGTTGGCCAAAATTTCTTTGGATCCATACACCGAATATGTGACTGGTCAAACAACAACTGGGCAAATTGCAAACATCAGTGTTCAACCAGTACTACACAAACGTTGGGCATTCAAAGACATTACAGATTTGCAAACACGTGTCAATAATCTGGAATATTATACATCATTAAATCTGTTGGAACAAAAGGCCGCAAATCTACAGATACCTGACGGAAATGGTTTAAATCGTTTCAAGAATGGTATTTTAGTTGATGACTTTTCAACCTTTAGTGTTGGTGACACATTCAATCCAGACTTTAGTGCAGCAATCAATACAAGATTGCAATATTTGACACCTGCATTATTGATTAAAAATTATTCTCTACAGAACCAACAGTTGTTAAGTGTTGGTGGTTTCAAAGGCTTGTCAAATACAGCCACTACCGGACTATCATTCAAACCAACAAATTCTGATAATTCTCCAATTTATACTTTAAAGTATACAGAAGAAATAATTGCAAGTCAACCTCTGGCAAGTAGAGTTATTTCGGTTAATCCTTTTGCTGTAGCAGATTCGGTTGGTACACTGACTCTGACTCCACCAATGGACAACTGGATTGACAATACAGCACAACCTGATTTGTTGTTCATTGATCCTAATCTGAGAATGTATCAGCCTTCAAGCACTCTCAATTTACTTGAAGGTGATCCAACTTTGGCTGTTGGTGACTGGAAAACAATTCCAGGAACAGAAACAACAACCACACAAACAATGACAGAAACTGTTGATGATGGTTTTTTTAATTTTTCTTCTTCTTACAACGCAAACGTCACAACCGTAGATAAACAAAACATCTACACCTACGGTTATTGGTCACAAACATATTCTGTTGAAGGTAATTATATTACCAACGTTTCTCTGTTGCCATATATCAGAGCACAACAGATTGCTTTCAGAGCAACAGACATGTTGTTTAATACAACAGTGAACGTATTCTTTGATGAGAAACGTGTCTCGCGTATGATTAGAAAGCCAAACATCATCGAATTGAGTGGTGTAACCGGTGAATTCAAAGTTGGTGACACAATTGGTTATGTCGTGAGTTCAATTTTCACAAAGACCGGTATTATTTCCGATATTTACAAGTATGCAAACGGCAACGTTCGTCTGTATGTTATTGGTGATATTGGCACCGCATCTTATGGTACAACTGTTAGAAACGGATTCTTCAATACGTCCGGTGTGTATCAGAACAGTACAGCAAGTGGTACATTTGTTTCGTTAACTCACTATTCTGGTGCATTCACAGCCAATACATCTTCAGCAAACACCGTAACACTTGCATCAACAGCTTCTTCAAGCAACACAGCATATGTTGGGCAAGAATTCTGGATTGTTAATGGATCAGAGTCAAGTGTTCTGTCGATTCCTATCGGTCAGAAGGCAACAGTTTCAAGTTACAATGGTGTTACAAAAGTCGCCACATTGAATAGAAATATTACCGCAAAAACTGGCGAAACATATTCAATTGGACCTTTGGTTACCAACGAAGTTGGTTCCGTATCTGGTGTTTTCAACTGCCCAGGCGGTTACTTCCATGTTGGTGAAAGAACGATGAAGATTGATAACAGAATTGTTACAGAAGGTATATCAGACTTCTTCTACAACAAAGGTACCGAAACAACATCGGCTCAAGCAACTTTCTTTGCACAAGGTTTATCTACAACATCTCAGCAAATTAATTATTCTGCAAGCGTGTCTGGTCAAGCAAACACAATCACAACCATCAAAACTGTTAATGACTTTGTTACAAATACACAGAGAATACAAACTGGTGGTGGCGGCGGAGGTTGCTGTGTTATTTCTACAGCAATGGCTGACATGGGTATTTGGTCGAAAGATCAGAAGTTTGATCTGATTGAATGGTGTGAGAAGTATCTGCACAACAAAACACTTGGTGAATGCTTCCGCCGTGGTTATCAAGTGATTGGTTCTAAGGTTGCTGTGCCGTTGTTGAGGGATCAAGGCATTATTGGTAAGATTATAAGACCTTATGGTAATTGGGCATTCACAAACGGAACAAACATGGTTCGTGGTAAGAAATTCTCATGGTTGTCAGTACCAAACTCTGTAGTTTGGATTGCAGGTTTCATGGCAGTTGGTGCAGTTGTCACAACAAAGTATGCAAACAAGTGCTGGAAAAAACTGTACGAATAAATTATGGGACTAAGTGTAGCTGAATATTTCGCACAAAAGGAGGCATGTGCCTCCTGTGTGGATCATGGCACCGAAGAACATTGTGTTACCACATTGTTAAGTAGAAAAGAAAATTGTTTTGTTTATAGTATTATACATAATCAAATTGGTGAGTATAAACAAGAAGAGATTGAGTTACTTAGAAAAATGAGGGAAGATTCTTCAGAAGAAGAGAACGTAATTTATTATGTTAGAGGTGAAAGAATCATTGAAAAGATGCATCTGATGGAAAAACCTTTCTATGAGCAGGTATCCTTTTTCAGTTATATTAATTTTAAGTATATCAAAAGTGTCGTCGAAGCATTAGTTCAAAAACGAACAGATGACGCAAAACGTCTAATAAATACTATGTTAGAAGTTCTTGAAAAAGAAAATAACATACCGAAGGAATTAAATGAGTTCAAGTACTATTGATCCAGTAGCGCAAACATTTATCATAGATGGTCAGAATTTTCCATCTGGAGCTTTTTTAAGTTCCGTTAATTTGTTTTTCAGAACAAAACCATCAACGAGTGTGCCTGTTCGTGTTTGCATATTACCAACTCTTAATGGTTATCCAACTGGACAACCATTACAGTATTCTATTGTTAGTTTGCCTTCTACTTCTGTTAATGTATCTGAAACACCACACTATCTGAATTCAAATACATATACAAATTTTGCCTTTTCGTCACCGGTTTATATTAACCCGGATCAATTATACGCAATAGTTGTACAGTCATCTTCAGATGATTATACTTTATGGTGTTCACAACAAGGTGATACTGCACTATTATCAACATCAAAAGCTCTGCCAACAGACGTTAATCCACCATCACCAACAAAGATTGTTACGACACCATATGTTGGTGATTTATTTGAGTCGCAGAATGGATTGACTTGGACAGCCGATTTATTAAAAGATTTGATGTTTACAATTAATAGATGTAAGTTTAGTACCAATACATCACCATCAATTTCATTTGTTGTTCCGGCAGGATTACCGGAAAGAAGAAGAATCGAATCGACTACAGCTCTTGCTGCAGCCAATTCCATATATGATGCACTCAACCTATCCACAACAGACTTAACACCACCAGGAACATCTCTTACATATCAGTACACAACGACACTAGAGTCTGGTATATCCGATGGTCCATACAGTGTGGTTCCAGGAAAATATGGAACACCAAAATCAGAAGATGTTAGTCTGAATGACAACAAAGGATCAAGAGTATTAAATTATACCGCAAATGATTCATTCAAATTACAAGTTACTTTATCAACGGATAATGATGCGGTAAGTCCAGCAATTGCAGAAGATGGATTGAACCTATGGACAATTCGTTATAGAATTAATAACATGGGTATTTCGAATGATGATATTTTCTTAATTACTGGTGGAATTGGCTACTTAGCTAATGCAAACGGAACAATTTCTTATCCTCAAATTAGCGTTTCTGCACCAGATTTGGATGTTGGCGAACAAGCTTATGTTTCCGCCAACATTCAGTCTGGAAATATTGTCAGTGTGTATGTTACATCAGAAGGTTCTGGATATCTGACAACACCAACAATTACTATTTCAAACACATCAAACGTGTCTGCGAACGTAATTATTGCTGGTGAAACTTCACCTTCCGGTGGAAATAGCAGAGCCAGATACATTACACAGATTGTCACATTAGCTGAAGGCAGCGATTCGGGTGACTTAAGGGTTTACACATCAGCCTATAGACCAACAAATTCCGACATTCATGTGTATTATAAAATTGTGGCTAGAGATGATACACAGAAAATTGAAGAAGGTGATTGGAAACTAATGACAATTACAAGTGGTGCTGGAAGATATTCGACAAGTTTTTCCGATATCATTGAATATGAATTTTCACCAGGAACCTTAAATGTTGCGGATGAATTTGTAAGTTATACCAGTAAAGCCAATGGGCTTTCTTACACATCATTCTATCAGTTTATGATCAAGGTTGTTATGTCATCTTCTGATTCAACATTTGCACCATTCTTGGATGATATAAGAGCGATTGCTCTACCACCAGGAACAGGACTATAAGATGTTAGTCAAAGTAGAAGGCACCAATCTGTATCGCGATACAGAAACCATGGCTTTAATTAATAGAGACACCAAAGAAAAAAATGATTATATAATGAAGTCTCGTTTAATTAAGAACCAAAAAGATCAAATAAATACCGTCAAAGAAGAAATAGAAGTCATCAAAGGCGAAATGTCAGAAATTAAACAGTTGATGATAAAACTACTCGAAAAAGGTTCAAATGGCTAATACAGTTACATCGTTAAGTTACGCAAACACATTTGGTGAGTGGGTTGTTGCGACTAATAGTCTTATTAGAGAGAATAATGATCTTGCGGCAAATGATTATGTTAAAAGTACAGGTACAATTTACCTAAATGAAACTACACAAAACTCTCTTCAATCAAACGGAACTGTAATTATACAGAAAGAACTGCTTGTACAAGGTACAGGTTCATCTGCGACAGTACAAAATAATTTAAACGTTGGCAGTCAACTGTATCTAACAAATGGCGCACTAAGTTTAGTTGCATCAGGTCAAGCAAACGTTGCTGGTCAGATTAACGGGCAAGCTTCTGGTATTGGTCTGTTTATTGCAAACAATGCACACATTGGTGGAACTACAGTTTCTGCTGTTAGACTGACAACAGGAGTTTTGCAGGCAAACTCTTCTGTTAATACATCAAACGCATCGATTGTTAATACATTATTCACTAAAGATTTACAGGCAAATTCAACAGTTAATACAGCAACCGCTTCTGTAACTGGTACCACATTTACCAATGTACTACAAGCCAACACATCAACAAACACAAGTAATGCTTCGATTGTTGGAACGACATACACCGGTATGTTACAAGCCAATACTTCTGCAACTGTTGGTACATTGCAAGCTAATACATCCACAAATACTGCAACTGCGTCCGTAACAGGCACAACATTTACTAATGTGTTGCAGGCAAATACGTCAACTAACACCGCGACAGCATCCGTAACTGGTACTACATTTACCAGTGTGTTGCAAGCCAATACATCGACAAATACTGCCACAGCATCTGTCACAGGCATCACATTTACTAATGTATTACAAGCCAATACTTCTTCAAATACCAGAACAGCTTCCGTAACAGGAACAACATTCACTGGTTCATTACAGGCTAATACATCGACAAATACTGCCACAGCATCTGTCACAGGCACAACATTTACGGACATTTTACAAGCGAATACGACCGCAATAGTTGGTACATTACAGGCCAACACAACTGTAATTGCACCAACATCATCCGTATCTGGTACAACATTCACCAATGTTTTACAGGCCAATTCGACCGTCAACACAGCAACAGTATCTGTAACTGGTACAGTAATTACAAATGAAGTTGCAGCAAACACATCTGTAAATTCTCCATTAGTTGTTGCGAATAATATTACATCAAACAACACAATTACTGCAAATAATATTTTTCTTTCTAATGTATTGAATGGAAATACAAGCACTGCTTATTTTAATAGTATACTTGTTCAAGGTGGTGGTCTAACAATTAATGGAAATTTTGTTTTAACTGGAACAACAGTTTATACAGCAAATACATTCTTACTTTCCGCCAACGTATCAACCGCAGTATCCAGTTTCTACAATGTTGACAGAGGTTCAACTGGCGTCGATGCTGCATTTCGTTGGAATGAACCTGCCAAATATTGGGACACATTGAATGTCACTTCAAACACATATTATCGTGTATTGACTGATGAATATTTCAACGATACATTAACATCGACTAGCACAACATCTGTTGCAACTGCAAACGCAGTTAACGCATTAAATACACTTTATAATACATCAAATACGTTCTTGCAAGCTGGTGTTATTTCTGCTGGTTTGTATGCAAACGGAGCATTCTTAAGAGCTAATGCTGCATATAATTCTCAAAATACAACTGGCACATACGCAAATAATGCATATGCACAGGCAAATACAGCAACTAATAACGCAGCTGGTGCATCACTTTATGCCAATGGTGCTTTCATACAAGCCAATGCAGCGTTTTTGGTAGCAAATACAGCAACTAATAACGCAGCTGGTGCATCACTTTATGCCAATGGTTCTTTCATACAAGCTAATGCTGCGTTCTTGAGAGCCAATACACCA